AAATAATTTGCCGATTTGCTAACGTGCCAATGGAGTACCCTCGTACAGGGCGCTCCAAAGCTCGTATTCGTCCTCCGCGGTCTTGGCATCGGTCTCGTACCGCTCCTGAATGACCTTCAGGATGCTGTCCTGCTTGCTTCTCTGAAGCTCCGCAAGGGTCTTCTGCTCGCTCAGCAGGGTGCCGTATGCATCTTTCGTCTTGCTGTTGTTCGCGCCCACCTTGGCCAGCAGGGTGTCGTACTGCTCTTTTGCAATGGCCACCCGTTTGGTCTGGAGCTCGATCTCCTTTGTCAGGCTCTCGGTCTTTTTGGTGATAAGTTCTTCCACCGTGGCCGTGTCGCCGCCCGTCACTTCCCACAGCGCGTATTCGCCGGTTGCGTTGGACATCTCGGTCTTGTTGGCCTTCAGCTGGTCGGAGAATGCACTTGTCAGCGTGTCTGCCAGTGACTTACCGGCCTTGGAGGCTTTGGACTTAGTAGTGCCTCCGCCCGCTCCGTCCAGTGCATCATCCACGGCGTTCTGGTACCAACTGCTCAGGATGCCATATGGGTTCTTCAGATTCTTCTGCGCATCCGCATTTCCCTGTTTTGCGCCTGCAATCTCGGCCTTCGTTGCGTTCCGGCTGCTGCCTGCTCTCTTCATGCCTGTCTTTCCGGGGATCACAATGGTATCGTCCATGGCATCGCTGAAATCGTTCATCGCGCCGGACAGCCCATTTTGATACAGCAGATTGCCGGGATGCAGACTGCTCTGCTTGAACGCGTCATAAAGTTCCGGCATCTTCTTCTGGATAGCAACAATGGTCTCGTCCATGGCCTGAAGGACACCGTCTTTCATCACCAGTGCGCCAGAATAACTCGCCTGTCGCAGTTCGTCCTGTTTCGTCTTGTCACCAATGCCCAGGATCGCACCCTCAAGGATGTTCTCCGCGTCGCTGGCTGCAACGTCACTGGGCGAATGGATGCCCCAGAAGGTGGTGAAGACATTCCGGATGGAGGTCGCCGCGTTCAGCATGTTAGCCTTGGCCTGCGCCAGTGCACTGGGGTCTGCAATGCCCTGCGCCAGTCCCAATGTGACATATTGGCCGATCTGTGCCATGACCTTGGACGGAGAATGGGTGTCGAAGGCCGTTTTGCTGGTATCAATTACGGCGTTTGCAACCTCTTCGGAAGCGTCCGTCGCGTCTTTCTTGCCTTCGAGCTGGCCTTTTGCCACGCCTTCGCTTGCATTTTTGCCAACGCCTGTGAACAGCTGGTAAAATCCGGCCGTCACGGAATTGCCATTCTTCAGTTCATCCAGAATATCTGCGAAAGGCAGTACAAAAGTCTGGGCCGAAACACCTTTGTCCTGTCCGCCCCAGTTTTTCGGATCAAGCGGATTGTGGTTTCCAGCCCATGTTGTGAACTTTGCCCATAGATCATTCAGTGCAGGCTCGATCTTTTCCCAGACATACGCTGTCAGGCTTACCACCGTATCAATAACAGTCGTTCCCAACACATACAATGCCTGGCCGATTGCCGGAGCTGCCAGAATGATTGCATCGCAGAGGGCCTTGATGATCTTCGCAATGGAAGTCACCAGACTGCTGGCAACCTCGCCCAATCCCTCAAAAATACCGGCAATGAACTCAACCAGCATCCATGCCACGGCCTTAATGCCGTTCAAAAATACCTGGAAGTTCAGGCTATTCAGCAAACTCAGGCTGGATGCCAAATTACTGATGAACGTGGATGCCGAAGTCAGTGCCAGCAGTGCACCAAGGCTCAGTGCCAGCGCGCTCAGAGAGAGGCTCAGTGCTACGATTACCGGAGTCACAGGAGCCAGGATCACTGCCGCACCGCCCATCACAGCAAACGCACCAATGAGTGTCAACAGCCCTTTGCCGATGGTCTCCCAGCTCAGATTACCCAGACCCTGCAATGCCGGAACCAGCAGATTCACTGCCGCAGCCATCATGGTCAGGCTGATTGCGCTGCCGATGGTGCCTTTCGACAGATTCAGTGCCATTACAAATGCTGCAAGGCCGCCCGCCACCGCAGTAAGCCCACGGCCAATGGATTCCCAGTCCATTTCACCGAATTTTGCAACGGCATCCTGAAGGATCTCCATGGATGCAGCCATCAGTACAAAGCCGGTGCCCTTCCCAATGCCGAATTTCGTGCCATTCATCAACTTGGCGGCGACCACCAGCTCGGCGCACAGTGCCCCCACTCCGGCAATCCCCTTAGCAAGTACTGTCACGCTCAGGCCGCCTAAGGCTTTTACACTGGATGCCAGGATACGGATGCCTGCCGCAAAAGCGATCATGCCCGCAGCACCCTTGGTGAACCGCCCTCCATCTCTTGAGAGAATGACTGCAACTAATGTCAGCTCTGCCATCACGCCGCCAAGTGCCACCACACTGCCGAGTAGCTTGTCGGAATCAATGGACGAAATAACTTTCAGTGCACCCGAGAGCACCAGCACCGCAGCTGAGACAGCCACCATACCACCGGCCAAAACGCTCAGCTTCAGGCTTTGAACATTCTTCGTCAGATGGGCCATAACGGCCATCACGCCCAGCAGTTCGCCGAATGTGACCGTCAATACGCCAATGGCCGCACCAAGTCGATCTGCTTTAACCATGGAGAGCACAGCCAGTGAACCGGCCATCAATGCCACAGCCTTTGCAATCGTCATCAGGGTGTCTGCCTTCTTGGCTGATTTCCACGCATCGATTGCTTCGCCCAGAGATTCGATGCAGTCTTTGATACCGCCGACCACGTCCTTTGCACTGGAACCGATGGACTTGATGCTTTCAAAGAACCCCTTGATGGAGACCAACATACTGGCTCCCATGCCGCCCAGAATAAACTGATTCAGTTTCTCTGGGTCAAATTCATTGAATGCTTCTTTCGCACCCTGCGCAAGCTGTGCAAAGATCTTGTCCGCAACGGAGCCAAAAGAATAAAGCACCGGAGCAGCCGCACCCACAAAATTGGTCACCCAAGTACCAATGGTATCCAGCGGGTGAAGTCCTTTCGTGATCTCCGAAGCAAATTCACCAGCAGCCGATGCCGCATACAGCAGAATATCGGCCAAAGGCTTTGCCAGGTTCAGAACCCGTGCTACACCAGAAATGATGCCTTCCAGAATATCTTTCCCGACCCGCAAAACAGAGAATACACCCTCTGCGGTTGTCTTGATCTTCTTGGCCGTATCATTACTGATGATAAGCTTCTTTGTGATGCTGTCTAGCCATTGTGCAAAGCTCTTGATCTCCTCGCCTGTCTTTGGCGGGAAAATATCTTGAAATGCCTCATGGATGGGCTTCACTATGGCACTCACTGCATCCATCAGGTTCCACAGGCTCTGCACCAGATGCTCTCGTCCCGAAAGTTCCCGGATCTGTTTCGAGTATCCTTCCAGATCAAGCGTTCCATTTTGAACCTTTTGATTCAGTTCTTCAAATGCGCTTGCCTGTTTCTCAATTTCCTCCCGCTCAAGTCCTCGCGCCTTTAATTCGGCATCGCTCAGGGTCAGCATCTTCTCTGCACTTGCCTGTGCTTCATCCAGGCCCTTTTTCAAAAGATCTGCACTGATACCTCCCTGTCTGATGGCTTCGCCAAAACTACCTGCATCGGAGATCTGCTTTTCAGTGATCGCACCGGAAGCCAGTGCCACCTGCTCCATGGTATACGCGTACACGTCTGCCTGATTGCCCAGCTCATTTTCAAGCAGTTTATTCCATCCGCTGTTCAGTCCGTCCTTCAGCCGTTCGTTCAGCGCTTCGATGGGCGGCACAAAGATGTCGTACAGCCGGTTCGCCAGCTCCGTCCATGTGTCGGTGGCCTCTTCCTTGTTGCCAAAGAAGGTCTCGAAGACTTTCATCCAGGAAGAGCTGACCGCGTCCTTGGTAGAATCAATGGCCTGTCCAAAGCTGGTTGCCTGCTGGGCCGCCAGTGCCGCACGTTCTGCCAGTTCACCGTATTGACCGCTCAGCTTTTCAAGGGCCTCGGAGCTGGTCATGCCCGGGTTCTTCTGGGTCAGCTCATAGGCCGCCTCCATCATGGAAGCATACTTTGCGAAGGTCTTTTCCATGACCTCAGTGTTGGCCCACTTCTTCTGCAGGCTCGACTCAAAGCTGGCGATGGTCACCTCGCCCTTTTTCAGGGTGCCCAGCTCCACCGCTGTGTCAATGAGCTCCTGCTTCAGGGCCTTGGTGGCCGTACCCATCAGGTTCAGGCTCTTCCAGTCCTGAAGCTGCAAATGTCCGGCGCTGTAGCTCTGGGTCAGGTTCCGGATGGTGCTCTGGAACGCAAAGCCCGTCTTGCCCGCGTCTGCGGTGGCGTTGGCAATGCCCATGATCATGGGGATCATCTTGTCGATGTTGCCGCCCGCAGCCGTCATCTGGGAAAGGGCGCTGGTCATCTCGCTGAAGCTGTAGCTGGTCTCGTCGGAGTACCACATCAGCTTGTTCAGGTAACCGTTCACCTGATCGATGCTCTTGCCCGTGGCGTTCATGATGGTCTGAACGTTGGAGGTCTTTTCGGTGTACTTGTCCCAGCCGCTGGCCACCTGATCGATGGACAGGCTCTTGACCAGCTTCTCGCCCGCGTCCACAAATTTGTTGGTGATGTTCACCAGCGCCGTGGTGGCCACGATGTTCAGGCTCGAGAACTTGGATTCCAGCCGGTCAAGGCTCGTCTGCATGGTGGCAAAGTCCACGTTCTCCGCGGCTGCGTCCAGCTTCTCAAAGCCCTTTTCCGCTCCCTTGAACCGGAGCTTCTCCATCAGCCGGTCAATGGTCGAGATGGTCTGTTTGGTATTTTTCTCAAAATTTGCGTTGTCAAACCGCATTTCAACAACGCGGCTGTCTACTTCCTGGCTCATTCTGTCCTCACCTCGCCCCATGCCCGTGCTGCGATCCGCTCAAAAATGGGCCGCATCGCAGGATTGATATAATCCACGCCCTCTACGTATCCTCCGTTTCGTGTGCCGTGTCCGTATTGCAGGATCACCGCAATGGGCACACCGTCCACGATGTTGGAGTTTCTCCATGTAATGGTGATGCTCTCTTTTCCCTTGGTCACCGTGTAGCTCCAGCTTGCCGCCGTCTTTCCCGTGTCCTTCGGGGTCGCCTTCGCAAGGGCTTCCACGCCCTCCTGTCCGTATCGGTCCAGCAGCTCATCCAGGTTCAGGTTCGAGCATCGCTTCAAAAATTTCCGGCTCTTCTTCCAGTCGCCCTTCTGGCGAAAGACAATTACTTTTGGCATCTTACCCTCTCGTCTTCAGCCGGGCCTTTCTCTGCTCGTTCAGCATCCGCTGCTGGGCCATCCGGTCGCCCTTGCTCATCTTCTTCGCCGGTGCCTGGCTCTCCTGGCATACCCGGATCAGGGTCAACAATCGGTTCAAATGCCACTTCTCGCACTCTTTCGGAATGCCAAAGCTGAACATCTGGCAGTACAGCACCTCGGCCGTGGTCTCGGTCCCGCTTTTCCGGGGCGGTCGTTTGGGCCGTGGCTTTCCTGCGGTCTTTCGTTCGTTGGGTCTCGGCTCCCCGCTGAACCATGTTGCGGTCATGGGAGCTTCCATATATTCGTTAATGGAACGGTACTGTTCCCGGGTCAGTCTGGCGTACACTTCGGGGTCTACCCCCTTGGTCACCGTCATGCAGCGGATATAGTCCAGCCACTGCTCCACGGTCAGCTTGTCCAGATTGCTCAGGAACGGGATGTTCCAGTTGCTTTCCCAATGAGCCAGGGAGAGCAGTGAATGTTCCAGCTTCAGGACCACGGCAGGCGTGTAAACAAATTCCGCTGTCTTTTCGTTCCACCACTGTTGTCCCGGTATCGTAAGCGTCATCATTTGCTTTCTCTCCCTGGTATGTGTTCATTGAGGTGCCCTTCTCAGAGCACGCTCCATTTTGAATAGTCTTCTAAACAGAGCTCGCCTCTTTGGGGAGCTCCGCGACGCGCCGCCCTTTGGCGGACGGAGCGGTAAGAGGGGGCATGTTACTGCTCCTCAGTGCCCTTCACGGGGGCTTCCAGCACCTTCAGGCCGGGCTGTGTGTTCACAGGGGCGGCCTTCTTGGTCTCCTCCTTCATGTCCTCCGGCAGGATGCCCTCAAAGAATGCGGCCGCTGCCTCGCCATTGGAGGCCAGCTTGTAGTACAGGTCGCTGTAGGCCTGGGTGGACATAAAGTCCGCCAGCACCGCATCGTTCTTGATGAACTTCCGGCCATCCGGGCTCAACACACCGTAGCTCTTGCAGATGATCTGCTTAAACAGCTTGGCAAGCTCCAGCTGGCTCTGGGCGGCAGTGATGCGGTTGATCATCTGCACAAGGCCGCCCTCGGTGGTCAGCTCCATCTCCATGATCTCGGCACGGGTCAGATTGAAGTAGTAGTCTTCCGTCCGCTCAGTACCGCCAAAGTCCACGGTGGTCATCGTCTTTTTCAGCATTTTTCTTCTCCTTTATCGTGTTCATTGATACCTGGCTTCTTACACCTGGCCCTCGCTGTCGGTGATCAGCTTGATCAGCTCGTCGGGGGAAGGCAGGGTCGCCTCGGCAGTCTCGGTACCCCAGAGCTTGTCCTGAATGGCCTTCACGGTGGCAGGCTTCAGCTTGGAGCAGTCGATCTCCATGTGGCTGGTGGGGCGGTGGCCGGTCACACTCACGGGGGAGGTGGTGCACTCCCAGCTGAAGGTGATGGCATCGGGGTTGTCATTGATGGTGGCGTAGCTCTTCTCGCTGGGGGAAGCGGTGCTGTTCCACGCAATGTGGATCTTCTGGCCCACCTCGTCGTCAACGTCGTTGCCCACGGTGGTCACCCAGCTGAAGCCAAAGCCCTGGCGCTTCTGCTGGCCGATGGAAACGCCCGTTGCAACCTGTGCGGAACCGTCGCAGGGCTCCCACTCGGTGGGGTAGGTGTAGGCCTCAATGGTGTAGCCGTACTCCTCGGCAGAGCGCAGAGAAGCATACTTGATGTCGTCGGCGTAGAGCTTGGTCTCCTCAGCGCCGGAGGGGCTCTCGGTCACGGCGGTCAGACCATTCCAGGCCACGCCCTTGTCGTAAGCGCCGGTGTTGTTCATGGGATACAGGACACACATCTTGGTGCCCATCTCGTAAAACTTTTCGCCGACAGCGTCCCAAATCAGTCTGGACATATAGTTCCTCCTTAGATGTAGATCGTAAAAACGGTGTGGTATAATCCGTCCGAAACAAAAGAGCGGTCGTAGGTGCATTTTGGCAACACACTTACGGCCGCTTTGATCTTGCTGTCAGGGTCTTTGTCCATCACAGTCACCGTGTAGAACGGATGCTGGATGTACACCCTGTTGTTTGCATGGTTGTTCCGGATCTTGGTTTCGCTGTACACGATGCAGGGATACTGGAGCTGGAATCCCGCTTTCGGCTGATAATAGAGGTGGATCGACTTTCCGTTCTCCTTCAGCACTTCGCGCAGGAGCGTGTCAACCTTCAGCCGTGCTTCCATTCCAGAGCCCTCCCAGGGTCAGGATCAGGCGCGGGTACTGTACCTTCACGCCGGTCACCTGCCATTTCTGTCCCATAAACACCGCATACCGGAGATCGTAGAGATGGTCGTTTGCAAACGGGTCCGCCAGAACACTCAACTGGTTTCCAACCGTGATGTCGGGGTTCACCTTGTCCCCCATCTGCATCTGCCGTCCAAACTCCAGCACGTCCCCGTAATAGGTGCGTTCCGTCATCTTCTCGGTAAATACGCTGGGGGCGGTCTCCTCCACCTCATCTGCAAATCCCAGCTTCCCGCAGTATCTCATCTCTTCTCACTCCATTTTGATTTGTTGTAACTAACCTTCAGGCCTGAAAGATCAGGTCTCGTCCGCAGCCACAGTGCAGGTGGTGGCGGTGGTGCCGTCAGTCACGACCACACCGGCAGCCACCAGGGCCACAGGCAGGTAGGTCTTGTCGGCAGCCACCACGATCAGACGGCCCAGCTTAAAGGCCTTCTCCACATCAGCCTTCTTGGCCTGAACCTTGTGGGCCTCGTCCTCGTACAGCTTCTTGTCGGTGTGCAGGTAGGCAACGTAGTTTGCCACGTGCAGGTCATAACCGGTCTCGTAGATGGTGTTCAGCATATTCATATCCTTTCTCTTTAAGCAGCCCACTCAACAGCCATGGCGCTGAACGGGGTGGTCAGAGCGCCGGAGCAGCGGGTCTCGATCAGGTACTTCTGGGCGTTGAAGTCGATGTCGAAGTCGTCGAACATGGAAACAGCGCCGCCCTTGTCTGCGCCCACAGTGTAGTCGGCCAGGTTCACGATCAGGCAGACCAGGTCACCGCCCTTGGCACCCTTGCGGCCCTCCATCTCGGGGATGGTCACAATGTTCTTCACACGCAGCTTGCGGGCCAGAGCAGCCTCGTCAGCATACAGCGGGTGGCCGATGCCGTCCTCCAGCAGGAGCATCTCGGTCAGAGCGTCCTCGGTGGTGAACAGGGTGGGGGTGCCGGAGCCGCGGTACTCCTTGCGGCTGCGCAGGATCTGCTTGATCAGGGCCTTGTACTTGTCCTCCACGGTGGTCAGGCCGGTGGTCTTGCACTGGACCTTGATGGTAAACAGGTCGCTGTCGTTGAACACAGGACGGATGCAGTTCTCGTCGATCTTGTCCTCAGAGGCAGCCAGACGGCCGTCGCCCAGCAGGTAAGCCAGAGCCAGCTCACGGTTCAGCTTCAGGCGCATCTCCTGCTTCAGCCATGCCACAACGTCAAAGCTGGTAATGTCGATCACGTCGTCGCGGTCCAGCTTCTGCTTCTTGTACACGGTGGTGGGGCTGGTGGAGCGGCGCAGCAGGCCAAAGACCTCTTCCTTCTTGAAGTTGCCCTTGAAGTAACCCTTGGCGCGGGCATCCTCCTCGGTCAGGTCGGCGAACATGCTCTTGAACCGGCTGAAGGGAATGTGGTGCACAGCGCCCATGACCACGCTCACCCAGTCGTCGGGCTTGTCGATGATGCGGGGCGTGGTGTCCAGCAGGTGATCCTCAGGAAACAGCCAGTCGATGTTGTCGATGCTGTGGGCCAGCTCGTCACTGTCCATGCCGGCATCCTCAAAGGCAGCCTTCATGGTGCCGTGGCTCTTTGCGGTCTTGACCACATTGTTGATCTCTTCGATGCTGTGCTTCAGCACAGTTGCGTTGGTATCCTTGTCGAAAACATTCTGCTTCACGGTATCGTCCTCCTCACCGTCATCGTCCTTTTCACTGGGCATAACAGAGCCAATGATCGCGTATACGACATTTTTCTGCTTCTCCGTCAGGGTGTTGAACACATCCTCAACGGTCTCTTCTTTGCTCATGTTCTTTTCGTCCGCCATTTTGGCTTCCTCCTGTGTTGCTTCATCGTCGGTCACGGCATCGCCGCTGTCCGCACTGTGTGTAAGGTCTTCCAGCGGGTTGCCCTCGGGGTCCATGCCGTGGGTCAGGCTCAGGCCGTCCTCGTTATAGATAAAGGCCTCGCCGCCCTCGTAGTCCTCATCGGCGCTGTGCTTTACCACCTCGTCGATCAGGGCACCCGGGTTGCATCCGGCCAGCACCAGGCTCACTTCCCGGATAAAGCCGTGCTTCACGGTGCTGCCCACCTTCTTCAGGCCGTTGGCAAAAATGGAAAAGGCGCTCAGGTCGCCGCTCTCCACGCACTGTCTTGCGGTCTTGCCGGTGTCGGTGTCGTTGAATTTGGCATAGCAGTACACGCCGCCGGGCCGGTTCTCCAGCAGGCAGTGGCCAATCACGTTGTCCACGTTGGCGTGGTCGTGGTTGTACACCATAGGCACAACCTTGCCGCTGCACTCCTTAAAGGCATCCTGTGCGATCACCAGCCCGTCATAGCACCGGACGTTCGCTTTCGTCGCCCAGCCGCTGCAATCGTAGTCAAAATTAACCATTTTGATTTGCAATACTCCTCTCTACGGCATCCCGCCCTGCCGTGATCGTTTTGTTCTGCGCCGCAATTTCCTCACTGCTCTGGCTGATGTTTGCATTCCGCAGTTCATCTGCCTTGGGGTCCTTGCTGGGTTTCATGCCAATGGCCTGCCGGAACTCGTTGGAGGTCATGATCTCGTTGCGGGTAAACTTGTCGGCCATTTCGGCAACGGCGGAAACAGGGGTCAGCTTGAACGGGTCGCGGAAGTACATCACGGATTCCCGGTTCGCCCGGTCGTCCTCGGTCAGGAACTTCCGCCGGATCTCGTCCACGGCAGCCGCCACAATGGGTTCGATGGTGCGGTTCTCGTAGTTGGTCATCACAGCATCGGAAGCAGTACCGTTCATGATCTCCGGGGTGATACCCAACTGGCTGTATGCCATGTTGGTCAGGTACTCCACGGTTTTCAGAAGGTTGTTTTCGAGGCTGCGGTTCAGCTGTGTGATATGCTCCGTGCCATCGGTGTAGGCAATGCCGTATTTGGAACCGGCGAGCTGCTGTTCGATCTGTGCCCGCCGTTCTTCGGCCTGTTTCTTCCGGGTCTCGCCCTTCACAACGTAGGGCAGCTGGATGATCAGGTCGAGCTTGCCGCTGCCCACCTGCTCGTCGATCACGTCCATCAGGTTCAGCTTCCGGATCAGGCGCTGCACCGTGCCGTTGGGCTCGTTCATCACGGCATAGAACGGGTTCTCCACCAGGGCCACCTGTGTCTTCGGCAGGGTGATTTCCTCTTTCCGTCCGGTCCGGTCGTTGTACACTTCCAGCCGCACGTCGTCCGGGTGCCATTCCAGCACCTTTCCCACCCGCATGGATTCGATCCGGGTCTTACCGGTCTTCCCATCGTAGTCCACGTCAATGGGCACCAGCGCAATGCATCCCTCATCCAGCATGGAAAGGAACATGTCATATCGCAGTGCCCGGCCCGTCTGGTCCTTATTGCCGGAAAGGTTCAGGCAAGAATTAAGGCCCGAATCAACGGTTTCGTCGTAGCGTCCGTTTTCATCGAGCCTTACATGATTGATGGTAATTGCCGCAGCGTCCATTGCAATGCGGGTGTTGATGGCCGTCATGATCGTCCGGTCATTGCTTCGGTTCAGCCTTACCCGGTCGGGGCGGTAGCTGCATCCTTCGCCGCTTCTTCCGGGGGGATCACGGTTCAAAAACGCATTCCAGGCGTGTCTCAGTCTGGAGCCAAAGGTTTGTGATGTCATTTTGATTCCCTCCGGCTTACACTTCTGTGTATTGAGCGTACATACGGCCTCTCGTTTCGTTCTTATACGCTTTTTCCGCCGCCATATTTGTGAGCGCCCTTGCTACGGCATGTTTGGCCGCATTTTTAGCAGCCGAACTAACTTTACCTCCAGTCAGATAGTCATAGACATATAAGCTTGCTACCGCCCTTGAAACAGCCTTTCCTCGTGCAATTCGCTTCTTTTCTCTCTCCACAGCGGTCTTTTTATCCATTCCCTTGGAATAATCCTTTTCGATTCGGTTTGCGCCTTTAACGCCATAGTCCATTCGATACGTTGTTTTTTGATAACTTGTAAGCTTACGATCAGGGTCGCCATATTTTTTCTTTCCCGCCGCAGTTAAAGTACCATCAGGGTTCTGGTAACGCCGTACACCCCACTTCATGCCCTTGATGCCATGATGATACAGCTCATCTTTATAAACTTGCATTTTTTCCTCCTTACGCACCATGTGCCTTCATCGTTGCGGTCAGTGCGCATCCAACAACAGCGTTCTTAAACGCCCCAGATTCAACAATACTCTTGCCGAGCTTCATCGCGTTCGAACCATTATTATAAAGCGTTGTAACAGTCCCAAGCGCCGTGGCAGTTGCTCCGGCAATTTTAATGGCTTTCTGTAGCTTGCTGGGAGAAGCAGTAAGCCGTTCATACTGTTTCTCTTTCTGCAATCGATTGATTCGAGTATTCAGTTCGCTGTCACTCATTTCACGGACACTTTTCTTTGTATGTGCTCGTGTATAGTCCTCGTGATCTTGACTATAGTGTTTCTTTCCTTCAGAAGTAAGCGTACCATCCTTGTTCTGGTATCGTCGCACGCCCCATTTCATGCCCTTGATGCCCCAATGATAAAGTTCATCCCTGTATACCATAATGTTCACCTCCTCACAAACAAAAAAACGCACCAGCAATTAAGCTGATGCGTTCAGATGTACCGTATTACGGAATGATGTCTAAAATAGATTCGCACATCGTTCCTATCTCATTTGGAAAGTAATTGTCATCCAGCCCCCGATATTCCAGTTCATCGCCGACTCGTTCTTCGATTTCGGCCCACTCATCGGAAAAATTATCGATTTTGGTATAATCGTAATCAAGCCCCAGACTTTTCAAAAAATCGATCTGTTTCTCGGTAAGCATCATGGATCACCTCTTAGTGTATTTTCGGATTACATCATGCCCTGTTTTCCAGACAGTCGTGACACAGCCATTTTCGGGGTTTACGTTTACCGTAGCGTGCTGACCAATAAACCGTTGACTAGGCTGTCCCTTCTCATTATACCGCACCTTTATTGTATCAGAGTTTAGCGGCTTTTGCAACGCATCCAGCAATCCTTCCAGAGTCACCTGTCTGGTAGGGTCTTGGGTACGGTCCAGTGCATGAATCGATAGACCTTTCACAAGGACACCATTTGAGGTATAAAATGGTTTTCTGAATTTCCGAGCAGCTCTCGCTTCGATTGAATATCGGTCATGCGCGAGTTGTTCTTTTGTCCTCCGAACACCCCACTTCATACCTTTGACTCCGTAATGGTACAGTTCCGTTGTACCATCATTCCATCGCCACATTTCTGCCCCTTTCGATTTTCTATTGCAAATTACTTTCTTATGCTGTATGATAAACATATCAACATAAGGAGGACTCACCATGGCGGACGACAAACAGCTTTCCATGCAGAACCTTAATTGCGAAGTGACCGCAAGCGATGTTTCTTTTGATTTTGGCGATACATCCCGTTTTCGGAAGATTAAATTTCCGGAGCAGGCTGGCATTACAGCAAACGCCCTTCTACAGCTTGTTCCTGCGCAGCTTGTGGCTAACACGGCATCCAATCTGTATGTTCTCCATTTTCCGAAGGGCATTCAGGGGACTTTAATGAACCTCCATCAGGGCGGTCAGTCCACCACAATGATAGACACAGCAGGCAGTTTTGCCGGAAGTGCATCTCTGTATAAGGTCAATCCCACAGCAGTTGCTGCCTTCCAGATGTTCAGTGTAGCATCTTTTGCAACCGGCCAGTATTTTCTTGCAGATATCAGCTCCAAGCTGACAGAGGTCAACCGGAAGCTGGACGACCTTCTGGCATTCCTTCAGGCATCCAAGCGTACTGAGCTGC